TTTGCTCAATTTCATAATTACGACTTGCCTGCATTTCCTTTAAAATTTTATCCATTTCTTTGATAGGTCTATCAGTTTCTTTATCGGCAAACTCCGGAACAGGAGGCGCTTTAATTGTCATAAAATCTTCAAACTCTTCCTGGCGTCTATTTAAATCTTGGTCGAATTTGCTTCTTCTGTCATTTTGTATTTCTTCGTACGTAATTGTTTCCTTAACCGGTTCATGGTGTATAGTAATTTTATTAGGTTGAATATGATAATTTTTTCGAATATGATTCAGAATAAGAAGAATATACTTTTTATTTATTTCAACCAGAGAAGTCGTCTTCATTTTTTCATTATCAAAAAACCCCTTAAAATTGTTTATAAATAATTGATACACATTTGCCTGAATATCTCTTGATAAATAAGAAAAGATTTTTTCATCGCTAATCACTTCCCACAACATATCGATATTCTCTTTTTTAATAAATTCTCTAATTGACATTTGAAATATATAATAATACAATTGTATTTTTATATATTTTTATAACGAATCATTGAAATATATTTTTCTAAATTTTTCCATATATTCGTCTTTAAGTATATGTGTTTTAATGTAATGTTCAGTCATTTTATTTTCTAACATATGAACTATAAAATAGATAGAATATATTCCGCATTCCGTATTGCCATATTGATGTTCTATGCCTTTATTGCTGTCAAACTTGAATTTAATGGGATTTTTAAGTGATAATCCTTGCTTTTGAATGCGTTTAACTAATGCCATAACTTCTGACGGAGCAGCATCTCCGGTACTATCAAAGAAAAATATTATCTTCTTCTTAATATTGATGAACATAGATATCCAATGTTGTCCGGGTTTGTTGTCAGGGTCAGTATTAAATATGATACCAATCATGGTTTTCCCTTTGTTGATAAGTTTTTGTAAATCAAACTTACACAATTCTTCCCATACACATTCTCCGTATAATTTTCTCGAGTCAAAATTGATCGGCGTTGGTCCCATAAAATCGAAATGCTTATATGCTTTTTCATATTGCTTCATAACCTTCATTATATCAACACTCGATAGCCATTCATTCGGATTTTTCTTCCATTCGGGTGGCGATTCTGGAGCAAACGAATCTGCTAGGTCACTTTCAACATGACCAAAAGCCCCTTTTTGTTTAAGCCAACACGCTTCATTCGTACAAATATCCTTAAGATATTCATTCAATTGCTTGTGAATTTCTTTAGGTGAATTTGTCTCAATTTTAACATCTGGATGTCTAGCATTCCAATGATCTCTTAACGAAATCAACGCGTCATTTGTATAACAGGTGAAATCGTTCATTTGATCTTTCGGTTTTGGACTACAATTTATTTTTTTGCGCTTAGACGGTTTTCCAGAACCATATTTAACTCGATTTTTATAGGTATGATTGCTTTTTCTATACCTTTTTGTTTTGTTCTTGGTCATTCTGTTTCGAGTTATTGTCTTCATATAAATAATTGATATTATTCTTTTTCAATCCTTTGTTTTTTAATTCAGGGTTCATAATATCGACTTCTCTTGATTTTGGCAAAATAATATTGTCTTGTTTTTTCATGCGAGTTCGTTTCACATATTTATCTAAAGTTGGTGCGTCCATTTTGACTGAACGCATTAACAGTTTATTTGCTTCATGGTTAGCCACTATATTTATGGCGGTTTCTTCATCTTGTTCACTACAATCATGTAGAGGAATATCAACGTCTTTGTACTCTTCTTGTAATAGATCATTATTGTCTACAACTTTGAAGTAGTGTATGGATGCTTTTATAAAAGTATCATATGCGTACTTCACATCGGGCGGCATATCTGTTGGTGGTTTATTGCTAATAGTTTCCTTAAATAAGTTGTAAATGCGCTTTCTATAAAAATTCAATTCTTCTTTATTTATTTGCTTTTCTCTCTGTTTCATCACATGCTTTTCCATCGTTTCTCGATTTAATAAACAGTCAATTGTAATTTGATTTACTAAAGATTGCGACATATAATTAAGTCATACAATTTATTTTTTATTTTTCTTTGTTTTTCTTTTTTTATATTTTCTTCCCCCGAAATTTTCGTATAGATTGGTCTTGGAGTTGGTGTATTTTTGTATATTAGGATTAACATTCTCACTGTCATATACATTTTCATTGTTATATATTTGTATTTTTGCTTTTGGAATAGGTTTTTTCCCTGTCGCAAGAAAAGCTGGATTTGTTGCTAATGATGGATCGTCATAAATACCCTTTACTACTTTTAATGAATTATTCTGTAAATAATCTTTTCCTACGGATTCTCCTAAAACAAGTGTAGCTTTTCCTAATGGTTTTCCAATCGCTCTTATCATACCTCCTCTTCTTCTTGTTTTGCGAACCATTATATATATTCAATATATAATAATCCTATTAACTAGTTTTTGTCATGTCTTTCACTTGACATCTCGTATTATTATAAAAAATACCTGAACCACATAACTCTGGTGCAGGGTTTGGATTAAATGTCTCAAATGATTCACTCTGAAACAATAAATCATGTGGATTTGGTTGTGTTCTTGTTTGGAAATGATAATCATATAAATCAGATTTGGAAGATGGTACATAAACAGATTGACTGCATTTTTGAAGCGCGTATATTTGATTTCTTAATTCGGACTCAACATTTACATTCGTAGCATAACCGGACCATGGAGATGGTCTATTTCCAGGATTAAAGGTTTGATGAACATTATAGGTTGGTGTTTGTTGAAGTGGAACACTTATGTTTTTTCTTGGATCAACAATCGGAAAATAAGAATATTTGGTCATGACAGGTCGAACATCTATATAGGGCTGCAACATTTGCGACGGAACATTTCTGCTATATATGCGTTGGTTCGTTTCTTTATGTATATTTGAAACACATTCATTAGGTTTACCTTCCATTTGATATATTTATATATTATTTTTTCATAAAAATATGTATATGCTTTATTAATTTTCTTCTCCTAAAACATTTTATTTATATTATTATTATATGAAGAAAATGTACGGAGGCATTTTACAAGATCCGAATGATCCTAGAAATAATTTTTTTAATTTTTTAAAAAATTCATCTATTTCTTTGTTATCAAATTCATCAAATTATGGAATCATATTAAAAGTTCAGATAAATAACACTAGCTATAATTCTCCTTATTCGATGTTTAGAAGTAAACATTTTGGAGAAAAAATTAAAACGTTAGTTGTTAAAATTTGTCCATTGGTTAGAGAGTATAAAAAATACCAACCATTACTTTTAATAGGAGGAAAGGAGAAAAAAACTACAATTATGGATGATTTTCTTAAAGAGTATTATACTCAAATTTTTATTGCTTTAGATACATGTAAATATTTAGAAACAGTTTGTCCATTTCCAGTTTATATTGATTTTTTTAAAAAATCATTTTCAACTAGAGATAATAGCTTTGAAGATATTCCAGTTATTCCTGATACTAATTTAAATGAATATGGTTCACCAACTGATTATATGTTTGACGATAATGAGTGTTTGGAATTGATGAAACAAAAATTTGATGATATTGAACAGCCTAATGAAGATGATAGTGAAGATTTTGGAGATATTTCTGATAATAATGATTTTTTTGGAGGAGGCTCAAATCATATATTTGAACAACTAATTAATAATTTAGATGTCAAATATGATTATTTAGGAATAATAGCAATGGAAATAGCTGATGGATATAGCACTCTTAAAACATTTAAAACAGATTCAGTTAAGTATAAATTGTATGAAAATTTTGCTCGTTATGAAATTATTACATTAGCATTAGAACAGCGATTATTACATTGTGATTTTCATAATGAAAATATACTTATTAATCCAAATTACGAAGGTTATTTTAACAACCAACAAGGAAAATCATTTTTAATTGATTTTGGTTTAATGAAATATATATCTGATATAGATTACAGTGAGTTGCGTAATTTAATTTTACAAAATAATTATAATGCCGTCATTCATAAAATTTATGAACTTAGTATTCCAGAACCATTATGGGAATATCCTGGTTATAAATGGTTTAAACAACATACTGAAGAGGATATAAGAGAAATTACATCTTTAATA